TTAGGCAACCGCCGGAGGCGGCGCACTGCCGGGGTTCAACTCCCCGGGTTGCTTCTCTCCCCTAGAGGGGATTAAAAAAATTCACATTGTAATTTTAGGAGGTTTTGACTATGAATTTAATAAGTTTTTCAGAAGTTGCCAAGTCTGACAAAAACAACAGCGAGTGGTTCGCTGTTGGGGATGACGGTAAACAGTATGCTGCATCGTATGTCAGAGACTACCTACCTGATGGGGTGATGTTCTTCGCCATTCCGTCAACAGTTAAAATTCTAGGCTATATTCCAAGAACTTAGTGGCGGCAGGTGCCAACGTGGGCGGTTCGATTCCGTCCGTCACTTTTCAGCCGATAAAGTCGGCTAGATAATTAAATATACGGAGGTATTAGAAATGAAAAAACTAGACATTTACAATTGTAATGACGCGTTTACATCTAGTAGTAAAATAATGGAGTTCGTAGCCAGAAAATCGGCTACAAGTGAGGCGCTTATGTTGACTTGTCTACCAAAAAATGCGGTTGAGATGCTAGCCTATGCAGTCGCTGGCTGTGTTGACCACGCGCTGATAGGAGGGTTAGCGGTTTCGATAGTCGCAGGCGACACTTGGCTATTCTGTGATTTTGGTGTCCGCAAGACTGAGGTCGTGTTCGATGATAGCCGCAAGGCTGAACTTCTCAGCTTTTATGGCTTGTAAAGAAGAATAAGCAGTTAAAAAGAGAACTTCTGAAAGTTCTCTTTTTGTCGCTCCTTGACAAATTGAAAACGAAGTGCTATTTTATCATCAAGCGGACAACTGCGCCCTTAACGGGCGGCGACTTGTAACGTAATGTTGTTTGGCGGTCTGTTTGTTGTGCCTAACTTTATTGCCATAGGCAGAGCCGGGCGGTTTTGGGTGCGGTGTTGTACTGGTCCCACCACCATGCAGAGCCATTTTAGGCTCAAAAACAACACCAAATCAGAGCCAAATTTTGACAAAATCGTAAATCGGTTTTCATATTTTGCGTTTTGGGTATAGGGGCGTACCTAAAATGTTAACCCGAAAATTTTAATATGCGAAAATTGACCGCAAATTCGACGGAAATTTTTACTTTTTTTGTTCTTGAAATTTCAAATTTATTTTGTATGAGTGGCGGGTACTTTCAAAGTTAGCATAAAAATTAGCACCGATTTTATTCGGTGCTTTTTCTTATGTTTTCTAAAGCTTCAGCTATTGACATTTCTTTTTCCAAAACTCTCAAATATAATTTCCCGTATGATACATTGTTTATCTTTGCTATATCGGACAAGCTCATGTCCGTACCATTATAATAAAATTTCAATGAGGTTCTTCTATTGCTAATTTGTTCTTTCATTGTGACCCATCTGCAATTTTCAGGGCAATATCCCTTTTCATTATCAATTCTGTCAATAGACAATTCGTTTGAATATCCATTCTCCATAGACCATTTGTAAAAATAGAAAAAGCCATCTTTCCCACTCCATTCTTTACAAACAGATATTCCACGTCCCCCATAATTTTCATAATGTGTATTTGCTATATGTTCGCACCTATTGTGCATTCCTACAAATATTCTATATATTCTCAACTTTGAATATTTATCAGGAACGCCAAACATTTTTTTCATTTCACTTCTATGAATTTTAACTTCTCGCGAATATTTGCTAATTCCGTTTTTGCGTACATTTTTTCTTCCGATTTTACAATTATTTGGTTCGTAATTTCTTTTACTGTCAATTCTTATCAATCTCAAGCCTTTCGCATATCCATTTTCTTTGCACCATTTTTTAAAAACTTCTCTATCATGCCATTCATCACATACTTTTATTCCTTTTGCCCCGTAATCTTTAAATGCTATACATTTAGGATTGTAGCATCTTCTCATCATTTCATAGTGTAGACCACCTATAGAATTTAAGTTAGCCACATTGACACCACCTTTCTAATTTATAAAAATATTATAGCATACTTTATAAAGTATTGCAACATACTTTTGCAAGTAGTATAATTCAAAATAAAAAAGGAGTTTATTTATGAGAAAAAGTAAAACATCATCCGAAGTCAAAAACCGTTGGAATGAGAAAAATTATGATAGAATTACAGTAATGGCACCCAAGGGCAAAAAAGATGAATGGGCTGAAATTGCAAAACAAAAAGGTTTTAAAGGACTAAGTGGATATATAATTGACTGCATAGAAAAAGCAATGCCTTGAATTATTTTTCAACTTGATTTTGCGCCGTGAAAATCACAGCCTTAGCCACATATTCACATTGACTAAGTTCGTATATCATGCGTTCCATTGTCATTTCCGGGTTGGTTCTTCGAATGTATTCCAATAGCTGTTCTGCGCTCATACTGCCCTCCGTGCTAGGCTCGACATGATGTTGTCAAGCAAATATACTAAGTCGGTGCCGTAAAGGCTTATCCAGCCTGCAAGGTATTCTTCCTGCTCAATCGGCATTGATATGTCATAACTGAAACAAAATGCGTGGCATAGTTCGTGAGCGATTATACGCCTTAAATAAGCCCCTTTTGGTGCGGTTGACACAAATATACTCCTGCGGTTCCAATCGGTCACAGCAAGGCTTGTAGTGCCGTCTGAACGCAATAAATCAGGGCTTGTGCCGTTTACAAATATCAAGTTCCAATCAATACCATTAATTGTAAACATAATGTACCTCACAATGGTAGGAGCATTTCTGCCCCTACCTCTAAAAATCAAATCTTAGTCATAAGCACTGACATTTTATTTTTCAGCATTGTGCGTTCCTCGGGTGTCATGTCAGTTAAAAGCTCTGTCATATCAGTACTCAACTCTCTCATGTACTCGTCAAGTGACTGCATTTTTGCATCCTTGTCCTGCTGAGTGTTTGCCTTGTGCTGTTCCTTAGCTTCCATGTAATGCTTGCGGCTTATGCCACTTCTACCCTCACGCATATCACGTTCCGTAGAACTGCCGTTTCTTGGCTGGTCAATCATTCCCATGCGGTCTGACATGTCGGTGTAATACATTCTGCCACGGCTCAATCTGTCCATGTCTCTCATGCGCTCTATGCTGTCATAATCCATATCCGTCATATCACCCGGGTATCTGTGCCAATATGGCGGCTCCTCATAGCCACGTCTGCCGACATAAGTGCCTTTGCCCTTCGGTGCATATCTGCCGGTTGTCTTGTAGCGGTATTCGTCATAGAAGCGTCTGCCATCCTCTTCGCCATATTCAGTTTTGAGTATTCTGAGAAGCTCTTTGTTGTACTCTTCTTCCTCTTCATCAGCCTTCTTCATCGACTTGACAATAACAGCACGATATTCAGCTTCGCATAAATCCTTAATCATATCCACAGCTTCAGACATTTCCTCAACATTTACGTTTTCAATACCCTTGTCAAGCTCGGACAGTGTCTTTTCGGTAAGGCACTCAATCATTCTATGTATTCTCTCAATATGCATATTACATCAAGCCTCCCTTACTGCTATTAAGTTGCTGTTCTGTACTTCAATAGCCTGTGTTGATGTATTCTGCACTGCTACTGTACTGCAACAACCACAAGGCACATCCACGTAGGCTTGTGCAGAGACGTTAAACATATTCGAAACGGCTGCCGGTGTGACTATCATCTTTGTTGACTGTAAAGGCTCTCCGTCTACTGCAATTGCAAGTGAGATAGCACCTACTGTACCGCCTGTCGGTATCTGAATGTTGCCGGAATACGATACCAAAAATCTAGCCTTGCACTGATTTGTGATACCTCTTAACTTGATAATTCCACTTCCCTGTCTGTGTACGATACATTTTGTTCCGTTTACTGCAGTTTCTGTGAATGCCACATCTTCTCCAGCGGCAACGGTTTGTAATGCAATTCCTGTTACTTCCATTATCTTTACCTCTCTTTCACAAAATAAAAAACCACCAACTGAATATTAGTTGATGGTTTGAAAATCCATTATTTATTTTTTGTAGTCTGTCGCACACATTCCTATGCATTGCGGAGTTCCGTATTTTTCAATATAATCTTCATCTCCGTATCGTTTAACACAAACATACATTGTATCGTGCCAATTCGTTCTCGTATCTTCTGTTTTTGAAGTATGGTCAATTACAATGTCTGACATTTCAAATGGTGCATTTGCTACTCCTATCTTTTGGCAAAAGTCTTTATGAATTTGATATATGTATTTTTTCATATCATCAAAGTTTTCAAATTCCCTTGCTGTTTCTAGGGATTCAGCCAATCCGCCTCTATGTTGTCTGAAAATAACCATTTTGGCACTCCTTTCTTTTTTGAAAATTGTACCACGACTTTAAAAATCCATCAACTTAATATTCTGTTTTCAATGTGCAAAAGGGCAAACATTATAGTCTGCCCTTTGGTTATAAGTAATACTGCATAGCAGACATGATTGAGTTAAACTCAATTAAGATACTCAATTATTCAGTTTTAGCAGCCACAACCGGTGTTGCATCCGCATCCATATGCATAAGCATTTGGGTTAGGTACGACATATGCCGGGATGGCAGACGGATTTACTGCATTGATAATCTGCTGTGTCTGAGCTGCCATTGTTGTAGTCAGAAGTGCGTTCTGTCTATCCTGTGATGCAGCTCTGCGTAAATCATTGTTCTCTGCTGTAAGTGTTGCTATCTTGTCATTTGTCAGGAAGTCAAGGATAGCTCTCGTCCCTGCCTGCTGACTGTCGATAATATCTCTTGTGTTGCTACACATTGTATTCTGCAATGCGTTTGTCTGAGTAGCCATGTTGTAGTTTACACCCTGGATTGCTTCTCTCGTCTCACAGCAGCAGTTAGCAAGCTGTGACTGTAAAGCATTGGTATTCTGCATGTTAGCGACTGTATCAGCGTTAATAGCCTGCTGTATGCCATAGCCGGTCTGCATAATATTTGTGTTAATGCCGTTAAACCCTGTAAGCATACTGTTATTCATAGCGTAGAAGCCATCACATAAGCCGTTTGATAATCCGTCAAGCTTTGAGATAACCGCCTGATTATCAAATCCGCGCTGAATATCTGCTTGCGTAGCGTAGCCCTGCATAGCACCGCCACCATTGTTGCCCCAGCCGCCGAAGCCACCGCCCCAGCCACCGAAAATCGCAAAGATAACAACTATAAACCAAAGCCATCCGCCGTCAGCTCCCCAGCCATTGTTATTGTTTCCGTCGATATTGGCGACTAACGGAACCGATGCACAATTTGAGTTGAACATATTTTGTCCTCCTGTTTAATTTATTCATAAAGAGGTTCCCGGGTTTCCCTCTAATATGCTATATTCCAAATCCGCTTTTAATTTGCTTTATAATGTCATCGGGGTTTAACCCTTTTTCTTGACACAAATTCCTAGCCATTTGCTCTATGCCTTTGGTATCTCCTCTTTGTGCCATTTGCATGGCATTTTTCGCCATAGGATTACTCATAATCTGACTATTCCCCATCATCTGCTGTAAGAACTGCTGCGGATTGCCGCCACGCATCATTTGAATTAACTGCATTGGGTTCATCATGCCTCGTCACTCTCCTTTTTGCTTTGCGATTGTGAATTTTTTCTTTGCGTTCCCAAAGCTACCTTGTTTTCCAACTGCTCAATCTTTGCCGATAAGTCATCAAAGCGTTGCATAATGCCTGCTGTGGCTTGTTCTGATAGGTCAATTTTGAGTTTTTCCGTATCAAGTGAAGTATTTACCGCTTGCACTGATTTATTGTCTATTTGAGGCTTATACACAATCGTCTTGATTAGTCCGTTAGCATCCCAAGCCTTGACGTATATCTCCGACATATCCTGCTTAGGGAAGAATGCCATCGAGCCGTCCATAGGAACCTCATTAGCGTTAATGTTCTCAACAGACTGTACCATTCGCCCATTGATGCCTACTGTCTGTTGCTGATATGTTCCTTGCATCTGTACCGGTGCCTGCTCCTGAGGCTGATACCTTGCCGCCTGCATTTGCTGTAAGTATTGTGGATAACCTGTGTACTGCTGTGGATAACAGCTCGGAATGTTATAAGGATTGTTGTATTGAGGACTGTTCATTTGCATTTTCTTCTTCTACCTCCTCGATAGCTTCGCCAACTGCGTGAATAATAAGAGATACCGTCATCAGGTCTAATTTTTGGATTTCTTTCTTTGCGAAAATCTTCTCAATTACTTTGTCTGACAACATCGGTTATCCCTCCTTTTGCTTATATTTTGGCATAAAAAAAGCCGCCTAAAGCGACAGCTTGGCGACATAAAAGCGACAAATATTCAATTTTCCCTTTGAAAAAACGCGATAAATACAGCATTAGCACTAGCATACCGCCATAGGGATGGCATACAGTAAGTGCTAAAAATTCTTTAATTGTATCTCAATATTTCCGTTGACAATGATTATCTTGTCAATTATAGTTTTTAATATCATATTTTTTTGTTTCTTGTCGATGCTGTCCCAAACATCGGCAAGTTTTTTTATTTCGTCATATACAATAGTATTCTTCTGTCTTGCCGAAAAGTTCTTCCGTTCTTCTGCAATGTTCTCCTTAATCGCAGATATATTTGCTTCAAGCTCCTTAATCATGCTCAACACTGTGTCGTTGCCATCCGCATACAAGCCGTAAAGCCTTTTCAATTTTACCTGTTCCTTGTCAAGCTGTGACTGCATAATATCAAGCTTCGTTTCCTTCTCCTTAGGCTTGTACGATGATAAGTCAAGCGATATTTTGAGCATTTCTTTCTCGACTTGCTCCTCTATATCGTCCGCCCATTCAAGCGAATTATTGCAGTCCGGCTTGTGGTTCGGCAGATAAGACATAGCTTTATTTCTTGACATGCAATATATCTTGTGCTTTCCGTGTGTCCACTTCTGGTATCGCATGGCACATCCACACACACCGCAATAACACAGCCCGGTCAATAGGTTCGGTTCAGTTATACAGCTTGCCTTATTAAGGCTTCGGGATTTTCTCAACTGTTGAGCAAGCTCAAACCGCTCCTTATCGAATATAGGCTCATGCAAACCTTGATATATCTTGCCCTTGTATGGTATCATGCCGATGTTGACAGTACTTGTAAGTATACGATTGACAACACGCTCTCCTTTATATCCGCATATTTCGCATATCATCGCATCCGAATATCCACTTATATACAATTCAAGTGCCTTATTTGCCTGTTCTTTGCGTTCTGCAATAGGGATTAAGATTCCACTATCCTTGTCATAGCTGTAGCAATAAGGCAGATTGCCACCGCCCATCCAGTAACCTTGCTTGACACGTTCAAGCATACCGCCACGCATACGCAACATCATTGTATTCTTGTCAAGCTGTGCAAATCCCGCCATCATCTGAGTATATGCCTGTTCCATCGGGCTGTCGTAGCTTACGCTATCATGTACGCACTTGAACTGTACGCCGTTTGGCTGGAATATCTTCTCAATCATATATAGACCGTCAATCATATTCCTTGATAATCTGTCGAGCTTAAAAGCCACTACGCAAGATATCCTCTTATGCTTACAGTCAGCAACAAGCCTTTGAAGCTCAGGGCGGTTCATATTCGTTCCGGTGTAGCCATCGTCAACATACCAATCTGTAACAATCAGTTCGTTCTTGGAGCAGTAGTCGAGAATATCTCTTTTTTGGCTTTCCAGCCCATTGCCTTCTTCGGCTTGCTTCTCCGTTGATACTCTCATGTACGCAACACATTCCATCGTTTAACCTCCTCTTAAAAAAGAATGTGCCGTACTTATCGCGTTACGGCACATTTTACTCTTATGCTTACTGATTGTCAATTATTGATGCAATCAGCTCTTTAGTCTTGTCCGGCAATTTGATTTCACCTGCCTTGATTTCCTTACCATTCTGTGTCACAATCACCATGATTACCCCTCCAATCTGCTGATTTTTGACTTAATTCTTTCAATTCGCCTGTTCACTGTACGATTGCATACCGATACTTGCTGTGCAATCTCCGTTATCGTTTTACCTCTTGCAAGAAGTTTAAAAACTTCAATCTCTTCTTCTGTGAAGTTGGCGTTGTTAATAATTGCATCAAGCTCCGGCTTAGTCAGCTTCGACAGCTTCATAAGCCGTTATTCCTCCTATTCTCCCTCTTTTCTTCACATTCTTTCACATTCCAGTTCATCAACATTCACACTAAAGTATGTTGCTATCTTATCTAACGTATGCGGTCTAGGGTATGCCTTGCGGCATAAGTACTTACTCACCTGTGCCTGTGACAGTCCTAAATCACTGGCAAGCTTGAACTGTGATATTTTCTGTCTTGCCATAAGCACCCGAAGATTGTCAGCGAACCTCGTCATATTTTACTCCGTTTCCGGCTGCATTTAACCCATCTCTGTAACCCTCTTCGTACGCTTCAATAATTGTATTGTTTTTGCTTGCTCCCACTATCAGGAATGTTGCCATAGCTGATAATATCGTTCCGGTCAAAAAAGCTATTGTCGTTGCCATCAATAGTTATACCCCCTCCATTTGATTTTGCACTCCTCGCATAGGCAGGAGCTTTCTGTGTGCGGCACTTTCCCGCACATGGTACATAGTCCTTGTGCTTTGAGCCGCTTTCGCCGTGCCATAACCTCGTCTGATTTCTTGCGCCCACACAATTCGCAAGTTACCCTGCCCGGGCGTGCTTTCCTTGTCTTGCATATTGTACATAATCCTGCTTTCAGTGCTATTTTCCTTGCGTATTTAGTCATTTCACTATCAGCCTTCAAACAATTCTCGTACTTTGAAAGCTTGTAATTGTCTGGCAGTTTAGCTCCACAGTATGTACATTCATGGTTCGCCTTGCGTTTATAATATATTTCGTTAGCCGCCATCTTTATCTCCTTTCTGTATTATTTTTCGCTCCATCTCCTTGAATTGTTCGTCCGTATATCCTCTTTGCGAAAAGTGGTTAAACGTGTTCTTGGTTCTCGGCGTTGAGCTTTGAACAGCACTCATGCTCACCATCTTAGCCGGGTCATCTGTGTAGGCACCGTTAGGCTTAACACCTATCTGCGATTTCTCCTCCGTGTACAGTGTAGGCTTATATCTGTCCTTAGGTATGGTGTTATGTAGCCGCCAATGCTTAATTACAATGACGTTAGAGTTAGGGAACGTCAAAACATACCGCTTGTCAATCAATGTCTGCAAGTCCTCGCTTGACGCTTGACATTCCCTTGCAATCCTCTTAGGTGCATCCACAAAGCCATCATCATCCGCTCTCATGCACAAGTGAAAAAATAAACCCTGCGCCCATATCAAGGAACGCATCCGAATCTATTAACTTTTTTGAGAACATTCTCTTGTCTGCCATATTCCGCTCCTCTTTGTTTTCTATCTCACTAAATCTTCTAACTTAACTCCAAATCCGTCCATTTTCTTACTTTCTAAGAACGTATTCGTGTCAAAGAATACCAATGTATGATTCTCTTTATCGAATCCCATTGACACACCATTCCTTGTAAGACTACCTTTTAGCAAGTCAAGGACTATGGACATTTCCTGTTTTGTATCGTCTGTCATTCCACACCTCCGATAAAATCACTTAATCTCATTTGAGCCATTTCACAATCAAGTCTTTGTTTTGATGCCTTATAATAGCATTCGTCAAGTTCAAACCCAACAAATTTATGGTTAGTGTTATAGCAAGCTATCAAACTACTCGCACTGCCTACATGAGTATCAAGAATAATATCTCCGTCTTTTGCGTATCTGCTTAATAGCCATTCATATAGTGCTACTGGTTTTTGGGTTGGATGTATTCTTGAATCATCCGCTCCAATGTTTCCAAAATAAGGATAATCAAAAACCTTCGATGGTCTATCAAATGAAGTCCATGCAAACTCGCAATCTGAATAATTTTTTACAGGTTGATGTTTATACCAACATACAAAATCCCTACATGGAGGCATATTAAAATAATTTGCACCCCAAATAATCTGATTTTTGCTAACCCTAAACAATTCATCAAAATACTTTTCAGTCGGAACACTATTGTTAGCCTTTGCAGTATCTCCATATTTTCTAACCTTCCTTTTGGATTTTCTAACCTTTTTATACCATACGGCGGGTCAACAATAGCCAAATCAAAATATTTGTCAGGAAATTCTTTCATTCCTTGCATACAATCCATGTTGTAATATCCAAAATCTAACATTTTCTTTTACCAAAAGGAAACCTCGGTTTTATGTCGCGACAACCTATTCCTTTCTTTGATTTCTAGTTAATTGAATTTTTTATACGCTTTTTAGCTGCTTCAAATACCTTATCGTGAATGTAGGTCTTAATATCGTTATAGCAATCACTACATATTTCATTTATCACTGTCTTTTTATCAACATTTGAATAGCCTCTTTTTGCGTAATCATCAGTGTAAATATCAAAGCCATTTATTTCATAACAATCGCTACAAAATTTGCCACAAACATCACATCTGTATGCTTTACTCACTCTGAATCACCTTTTCCATTCCTATATTCTTCTATTGCCTTGCCAACTCTATCTTTACCCCAATCCCCACTACTGTACCATTCAACAGCTTTAAAAACAGGGCTTAACATTTCAAAGAGTGTTTCCACTCTTATTTTAGCTGATTTGATATATTCAACTAACCGCCTTGTATCTTTTGCCACATCTTCATATCCGTTTTGGTTGAGATAATCAGCCATTTCTTCCAATAATTCGATGTTACTGTACTGCATAAGGTCGTCAATCTCTTTTGAGTATAAATAGCTCCAACTTCCACCACTCATTCTGAATCACCTCGCTTTAACTGTTCTGTTATCTCATCAATGTCTTTAAACCTGATTACAGACAAATCTACGATTAAATTTTTGACCGATTCCGCAAAATCATCAACTGCCTTGTTATATTCTTCTTTAAGCAGTTTCTTTGAATTATCAATTTGAATATTGCTTGATTTAATTTCATTAAACCAATTTTTCTCCAGTGTTCTGTAATGCTCTATCAACTCATCTTTCTTAAGCTTTCTCAAATAAGAATCCGAAAATGTGTATGCACCAATAGGAATATCACTCATTCGCTTTCATCCCCTTTCAATAAATCCATAAACTTCTCATACTGCTTCTGCGACACCTTATTATTAGCCTTATCCGCTCTAATTTCGATTTTAAGGTGCTTTTCCGCAATAGAGGATAATTCCCTTGCAAGGTTCTTTCTGCCTTGTTGTATGCCCTGTGTGTAGGTCTTAGGCTGTTTATATTGCCCTGTCACGAGTTTTCCTATTGATTGGCTGCCTGCGGTCACGTTATACATCTGGAAGCCATCATCCGCAAATGACTTAATTGTTGCAATCTCTCTTTTGTCTAACTCACTCTTAGGGCAAGTCTTAAATGCCAGTTTCCAACCATACGGATTTTTCTCACTATAAAATCCATGCTTTTTAAGGCTTAATGCGATATGGTCGTATTCACCTAAATGAGAAGCACATCTCTCACACAAATTGATTGCTTGACCGCAATATGCCCGACGAATTTGTGCCTCATCAGTCCTATAAAACACATAAATACCGCTTGAATATGGAATGTTCGGGCAGATTTTTTTAATTCTGCCCTCTCGTTCTGTCTTAATTGCGTATATCTGTTTATGACTTGGTTTTTCCATTATTTTTACCTCTTAGTGGAGTAGTTAATATTCTTTCAATGTTCCACAACCTTATCCACATCGTAGGCGGTTGGCTGTTCGTCAAAAGTACCACGTATGATATCGCCTATGGTAACGTATGTATCTATTGCTTTTCCATCTGTTCCATCTCCCATAATGCTACTCAAACTGTCTGCTAAATCCTCATACAATTTATCTGCATCAATTATTCTCATTGTTTGTTCTCCTGTTCCAGTGTTGAATAGCTTCTTCGTCAGTGAAAAACGCTTTCCCCATAGTAATATCGCACTCTTCGTTAGTACAGCCGACAGTCACCGTTCCGTATTCGGCACTAAAGATTATAATTTCTGCTTTCCCACCGCAGAATGGACACGGCTTAAGTTCTTCATTCATTCTTCATCACTCCAATCTAGCCTACAACCACACTTACTACAGTAATTTGGCGCATTGTTGTTATCCATTATTCCTATATCGTGACTGACTTTGATTGTGTTTCCACATTCACAATGGAATACAGAAAGAGTATCACTAAGGTTATGGTTAAATATTGGTTTCATCGGTATCCGCTTTTCAAGTGCCTGTATCGCAACTTCTGTGTAGTCCTCAGTCTCACCGATGGAAACCATCGACCTGCTAACCCTTTCAAGCTGTTCAATGCTTGCCTGTATTAAGCTTACCTCGTTCATTCACTATCACCCCAATCAAATTTTTGACCACAATTCATGCAATGAAAATAGAAAGTCTTATTATCAGCTGGTATTCTGTCTGTCAAAATTTCTCCACATGTCGGACAGCACAAGTACTTCTCTTCCGAATCTTCAAAATATTGCTTTATGATAGGTTTCTTCGATATCTGCTTTTCTCTCGCCGTCCGGCATTCTTCCAAAGTCCCAATCTTGCGATATTGACGCCAATCACTTAATGCTTCAAAATAATTGCTTTTCATATCCTGTAATCCTTCCGGTGTGCCGATTGCGCGGTACTGTTGTACTTCTTCAAGTGCCTGTATTGCCATTTCGTAAGCCTTGTAATCATCTTCTGAAAACTTACAGTCGCTGTTCTTGTCCTCAATCTGCATAAACAATCGCATATTTTTCAGTTTTTCTATTGCTTCGCTCTCTGTCATATTATCTCTCACTTTCTTCTGCCCAGTCCAACTTCTGACCGCAATCATCGCAATATTTCACAGGTACTTCACCCTTTTCTAATATTGACTTTATGTGTGGCTCAGGTCCTATGAATTTTCCGCAAGAGCAATAGTAGTCCTTATACTCCCATCCCATTCCACTTCTTAACTTTCTCACGGGTTTTATTGGTATCTGCTTTTCAAGTGCCTGTAGCGCAATAGTTAAAGCCTCTGCAAAACATTCCGTAAAAGGATAATCCTCATTAGTTGAATCCGAAAATAATCTTTCCAATGTTTCCATCGCTTCTTGTTCGTTCACGAAACCACCTTCTTACTCTTGTTAATTCTTGTAGTCTTACGCTTCTTCTTGCTCCCTACATATCTGCTGCCGCCTGTTGGCTTGCCGTAAATAAATGCGCTCATGTTACCGTTCTTAGACTTCATTTTTCTTGCCCCCCAGTGCTTCAATTGCCATCTTAATAGCTTCAATTCTTTTTTTATTTATCATTGTAAGCTCTCTTTTCTTTGCTTCGCTCAATCCCAAGTAATCGCTACTGTATACTGCTATTGCATTTATTAGCAGTTTTTGTTCATCACGAAGAATTTCAATTGCTTCCTGAATGTCCAAATTATCTCCTCCTAGTTCAATCGCCAAAATTATATTCCTTTAGCCGCTTGCCCTTCTCATACACCGTACATTCATCACCTCCCGGACACGGTCTTCTGTGTCCGGTTATCAATATGTACTGGCAGAACCTATCACCGCCCTCAAAGCTTATGCGGCAACTGTATTTACATGTGCTACATTTCTTTTGTTTCGCCATGCTGTCCCATCTCCTTAGTTGAACGGTAAACCTGTATCTTCTACACCCAATGGCAAATTCATGAAGCCGTCACTTGCCATTGCCGGGGCAGACATATTTGAAGCCGGCTGGCTTGGGCTGCTGCCGTTAGCGTTCTTACTCTCCGCAAACTCGTATTCCTCAACAACAATGTCTGTGGTGTACACCTTATTGCCGTCCTTATTAGTGTAACTTCCAGTCTGAATACGTCCGGCAACCACAATCTTGGTTCCTTGATGAAGATACCGTTCAATGCTTTCTGCGGTTTTGCCAAATGCCGTACAGCTTATGAAGTCCGCCGTCTGCTGTTCACCCTCCTTCTTATATTTTCTGTCAACCGCAAGTGTGAATTTTGCGGTTGTAATATTGGTCGCTACGCTTACCCTTATCTCTGGGTCACGGGTCAATCTGCCCATCAAAATAACCTTATTCATCTACTTTTTTCCTCACTTTCTTCTGCTTCTGCGTTATCTACCGCAAGTGCTAAAAATTCGTCAAATTCGCATTCCTTTCTATCGCAACTCCAAACTGAGCACCACCTATTTTCTTTCTCACACCAAAACATCACTAAGCCTCTTTGCCTTGAACAAATATCTATCGCTCATCTATTTTCCCCTTTCTTCTTTTGGCTTCTCGCACCGTTCAAATTCGATAACCCAAACCCAAGGGTTTGCGTCCCATCCGTAACGGTCAATGTCGGATTTTTTGATGGTGGAATCCCATACATCGGGAAAACCAAGTGCTGTTGATGTATAATCGAAACATCCCTCTGCTTCTGCATCATCATCTGTCATATCCTGCAAGCGTTCCACCCGAACATCCGTAACCCTCAACCAGATACGAGCCGCTTCTTTCGGCATGCGGATGGATGGTTTCCACTTTGTAACATCGGCAATGTCATTTCTTTGCCAATCTTCGTAGTAATAGTATCCTTTCGGTGCCTCTTTCCATGTTTCACGAACATACAGGATATCGCCCGGCTGATACGGTGAGCCTTGTTTCATAAAGTATTCTACACATATAGGACCGCTCCATTCTCCTTTTTTCAGTACATTCCAATATTCCGCTTTCTCATCAAATGGAATCGCTCCTTTTAAAATTCTCCTTGTACAAGCCTTTCTCCCATCCAGAATTGCCCGAACCATCTCTGTATTAAACAATATTGGTTTTATACTCATTCGCCGTTCCTCCCTAATAACTCTGGATTGTCAAAAATGTTGCCACACACTTCAAAATATTCTTGGTCGGATTTGCTAATCAGTGTTATATCTTTGCCTCCTCTTTCCATAACGTAAAATCCATTTCCGTGCCATATAATTTTTATATAAGTCTCATCTTCTGGGTAATCTTCGTCTAGGTGCGCAACCATAATATCATTCTCCCAAATCAGCTTACCGTTCTTGTCTTTCAAGCCGGTGCATTGACAGACTGTGGATGGGTTAACTCTGTACCAATTTTCAAATCCAAGGTTTCCGTAACCACGTTTGATATGTTGTGTGAACATATTGCTATTCTTAGTAGGAATTATAATTGTTTCCCATCCATCTGTTGCATCACAGCTTTGGATAAGATTACCTTGCGCCCATTCTCCATTATCAATTCTCTTTGCTTTGAATAAGTATCTATCTTCCATGCTTTCTCCTATCTTAAAAATCTTCAACCTCTTCCTCTGTTGCTTCTCCACAAATCGTTTCAGTGTGATACTTCCACCCGGCTTGATAACCACGCATTGTGAATTTCTTGCCACATTTCTCGCAAGTGTATGTGTTGACATCTTCGGTATAGCAATCAACGCAATCATCGCCTATATATGTACTTTCGTAAGATGGTGTATACTCTTCGCCACAATAGGGACAAATGATGTTCTCATCATCTTCGCAATTCCAATAACTACTACTCATATTCTCTCCTATTCTAATACCTTGATATTTCTATCTCACTATTCAGTATGTTGTTAAGTTCCTCACTAAGCAAATCAAGCTCACGCTTTGCTAATGATTGTGCTTCATTTATAGCAGTTATCACAGATGTACTGTTTAATCTTTTATCCTTGATACCTAATGTCTTGCAATTCATGTATAGTGTTTCTCCACAACCGAATAGTGTGTGAACACATATATTTAATCTTTTGTTTTCACCTCTGTAGATAGTTCCTGTTTCAACCGGTTCTCCATATTTTGCATTGCTTATATACTTCATATTCTCTCCTATTCTGCTTCTGATTGGAGCCAATCCCTAACCTCTGACACTGTATGCATCGAAATTCCGTTTTCAATAGTCTTAACGCTACCCTCTTCATAAGTTTCAATCGAACATATAAAATCAAGCAACTCTTCATCCGACATATTCCTTATCCTGTCGGCATTGGTCTGTCTGCTATCGCATCTGCAACAAGGCTCATTATCTCTTGAATTGCTGTTGTGCTGACAGTTGCAAGTGTGGCTAGTTTCATAGTTCTGTGTGCTTGCCACTTCTTCAAAAAATACCATTGGATATGAAGCCATACAATTAGCTGTCATAGGGTCGTGAATTTCTGTAACCACTACCTCTTTTCCGTCAATGATATGCTTTGAGCCGATAGGGAAATCATGTTTCAACTCTTCCTTCGATAGCATATATTCTTTTACAATCATTTTTCTCCACCTTGCAATTCTTCCAACTTCTTAAATTAAGTCCGCCACACCTAATGCAATAAAACTTTTTATATTCTCTTGCATATTCGCACAAATAGCCGCAATGTCCGCAGTATTCTTTTCCATTACTAACTGATATTCGTTTAGGCTCGGACACATTGTCTCTCTCGAACAGCTCTCCGTGCTTGCATTCTATACAACAATCTCCTTTATGCTTGCAAATATTACAGTCAATCATTGTTACCTCTCAATTCTTCCAGTTTTGCTTCAGCTTCGGATTTTGTGAGGAATACGGTTTTGCCAAACTCTTCTCGTAAATTAAAGATTTCATCAATATTGCTAAAACAGCATCTATTAATTTCATAAAAATGATTTTTACAGAATACTTCATCTGAATATTGCGGATTAATTAATGTATCACCATTTTCATCTCGTACAGCTTTGTTATTACACCAATCATCACAATAACACTCTTTTTGAAAGAAAGTACACTCTTCGCAAAAGTCTGTATTAACTTCAATGCTGTAATATGTATCTCCCGCTTTGCAAGGTAACTTGATAAGTCTGCCCTGTTCGTCTAAATCCTCGTAATCTTTGAGCTTTCGATATACTGCGTCTATTTCTTCACAGTCTGGTTCGCAAGCCCTTTCCCATAATTCATCATCTATCCACGATGGATTGCTTTCTGTCAATCTCTCCATTTCTGCTCCTTTCTGCCTTTAATCATTATCAAAACTCCTATCTGTCATAATTTCAGCAAATCTCTTGGCAAGGATTTCTTTGATATTCTTTTCTACAAAATCGCCGATAGTTTTTTCGGTCCTTTCTTTCACAAACTGCTCAAAAGAAACACCCTGTATTTTCCTGTCACTACTCCAGCTTGAAGCAGACGTAAGTTTTTCAATTCTTCTGTCAACGATTTTTGTAATTTCTTCATCAAGATTTTTATAAATAACTTTCTCTGCATATTCGTCCATAGCAATCTTGACCTTTTCTTCAATTTCCTCACTATTGAGAGATATATTTAAAATCATTTTTGGTTCAGATTTCTTCATTTCAGTTCTCCTTTCTAAAAAGGGCACTCATTAGGATTTAATCCCAGCCCTTATAAAGACTTTCAGATACTTCAATCTCTCTGCTATTTAACTCATTTAAAGCCTTAATCAGCTTTAACTTTGTTTCTCTGCAAGGGAAATATCCGTACTTTGCATATCTCAACATTCTTTCAAATGTACTCATTGGGAATGGAATTTTATCATCAATGACAAGCCTTTTGAGATGTAAGTGTTCAAAAAACTTATCATCATATATAACCCTGTATTCAATATGAGTTTCCGTTTTATCGCCATTATCAAAAGGTATTTCTTCCACTTCTGCCCCTGTTTCATCTTCAATCTCTGCTTTGTAGTAGGCAAATTTAGTGATAGAAAAATCAAATTGGCTTATAATCTGCTCTGCTGTTCCATAGATTTTACTGATTAACTCGAGCCTTATTCCTGTTTCTTTGTGAACATAAGCCTTTACATTATCATTTTCATACAAGAACTTGTATTTAGCTTCATCTTCCGAAACAGCATCTTCCATTGTTCCATCAGTATATCCGGCTGTCATACTATCAAAGTAATCAACTGCTTCCTCTCTATCGCCCTCATTTTGAAAGAATATATCAAGGTCTTTCACTTTCTCTTGATTAAAAATATTCTTGAAGCAACCGCCACATATAAATCCTTTATGCCCTTCCATAAATTTATCGAGCCAATTTAACATCCAGTAGTTATCTCTGTTTTCTCTAATCAAAACGGACATTCATCTCCTTTCCTTAAAACCCATTCCCTGTTACGCTCCGCAACATCCACATTCGCCCCACAAGCGACTTTTTTCATCTTCTCGATAAAGCTATCACTATCAGCATTTTCACTTGACAGATGGCACATTATGACATTCTGCAAGTTGTCTGAATAATTTGCCTTAACAAAATCGCAAGCCGTGTCAATGCTTAAATGACCTCTGAATACGTGATTAGCTTTGCCTGTGTTATCCCTGTTGATTAAATCCTTGTCATAATTCACACCTAAGAGAATGTGGTTTATATTCTTAAAATTCCACTTGACAACCTCACAATCGGTTATGTAAAGCATTCTCCCCATTTCCCTGTGAACAATCAGAAAGCCGAATATCGGACAAGGCTCACCATTTGCGTTTGTATGTGTCCAATTTCCGTCTATTGTCGTTAAGTCAAAGGGTTTTACTGTAAACTCGCCCATATTCATTGATTTACAGCTATCGCCTAAATATGGGGCAAGTATCGGTATTCCCATTGGCTTAAAATCGTTTAATGACTTGCTGTGATCTGAATGAACGTGGCTGACTATGCAGCCAACCACATTTCTTATGTTCCAATCCAAGCCTTTTTTAATCTCCTTAATCGGTATTCCACAATCAAGGATAAGTGTTTCTCCACTGTCGGAAGTTAAGGTGTAGCAATTACCTGTACTTCCTGTTGCAATACATTTAAGTTTCATCAAAATTTCTCCTTATTGCTTTTCGTATCGCGCCGACTTCAAGCCACTTCAATACCGTATTTATCGTATTATTTTTAATCACTTCGATATGTTTGGTTGAGTGATACCACATCACCCATGTCTGTTTTAGTAATTCGTCCAGACTTGTTATTTGTTCTCCCTCCTCAAACATCCTTTTTGATTCCAAATATTTTTTATGCTCAACGATATATTCGCACTTTGAGCATTCCTTGCCAGAGTAAGACATATAATGTTTTCCCTTGTGCTCCAAAGCACTTGAACAATATCTGCATGGGTTCTGTTTCATAACTCACACCTCGATTTCATCATCCTGTGGGAACTGAAAGTATTCTGTTGTAGATTTGATAAAATCATCTTCGGTAAACCTTCTAATGAAGCTTTCATAATTTTTCGTACCTGCTATAAGCTTCATAAACGAAAGCAAACCATAATGTTCCTTAAGCATTCCCATAGCCTTATACGCTTTCTCCTGTGAAGAATACCTACCTAAAACATATTCTTTCTCATTATGCAGTGCTACAACATTTTCCGTTGCGTGACAAACAATTATCTGTTCATAAGGCAAATCAACATTGCCATGTTGTGAAATCACTCTCATACTCAATCTCCTATTCTGCCTGCATGAATGGCGGTAATGTGCTATCTTCTGCCTGTTCTTCGGTTGCTTCTGCAACTGTGCTGTCAACTACATCTGCCTTATCTTCTATAAATTCAACAGAATTAGCATTTTCAGCAATTTCAGCCTGTGTAACCTGATACACCTCGTCCATTTCAACCTGTGCCTGTCGTGCCATAGGGTCATAGTTCTTAGGATATTTCCTTGTAGCATTGTTACACATTTTTCTCTGTATCATGCTTTCGGGCGTATCAAGCCAAGCGCCGCTGATAAATGGCTTTGCAATCCCACATTCGAGCATTTCATCTACTGTCTTACATGCTCTTAAAGCATTAAGCACTTCCTCTTTCTTTTCCTTTATTTTTGCTTTCTCTTCCGGTGTAGCATCGTAACGTGTTCTTGCAACTTCCTTGTTATACTGCTTTTTAGTTCCGGTAATTAACCCAAATGTTTCATTCATCATATTCTGCTTAACATGAGCCAACAGATTAACCTTAACGCTATCTCTATCAGCAGAAAGATATGTTACTGTTCCGTCTAACAGCTTAACAGGATATACAACTCTTACTGCCTTATCCGATAAACCGTTCTCCTCCCATTCGGGTTCTGTAACTGTAAGCCCTTTATGCTTAGGCGGTATGTACTTGTCACCCTCTTTAATCACCCAATATGGATATACCTGCTTAACATCTTTTCCGTAATTAGCAAGTAAGGAATCATAACCACTACCTTCAATACCCATTTCGACCTGCTGCTGCCAAATTTCTTTTCCGTCGGCGTCTTTCCCGATGTTCACATTCCGCAACTGGAAGTAACATTCTCTCGGGTACGCACTTGCGTTAAGTTTAAGGCTTGCGCAACGCTTCACAATGCCCCTTAAATTGCTTGTGTCAAGGCTACCCATATTAACCTTAGGGTTGCTTTTAACAAGGCTGAAAATGCTTGTCATGGCTTCCATGGCACATTCCTTAGCGTAATCGTCCATATCCATTCCACAGGACTTGTAGTCATCAATGATAAGACCTGTGATTGCATTACTCCACTCGCTTAATGAGGTAGTAAATGCTTTCTTTTCCGCAACCGCCGTATTCTCTGCCATAATTTTTTCTACCTTTCTAATTGATTTATTTTAATGCTTTATTATTCCTCTGATTTAAAGATTGAAGAGGAAAAGACACAAACCGGACGAATGCTGACGCTACCGTTGCAACCACCAGCGCAAATACAGCCGGACGGAAGAACAACAATAGTAGCTGTCTCGTAATTGTTACGTGACGTACTCCACGGAGTAACAAGCCACCACCAATCATCTGTGTTAAATATAAGGCTTCTGTACTTGCGGTATTCGTCAACCGTGAGAAGTGATACCTTGTCCTCACATTCGCCGTACTCAGTCTGTCCATCAAGTGAAAGCAAATCTCGCTTAAATGAGACAATATTCTCTTCTCCTATCTCGTCAGCAATCTCCTCAACAAATTCTGTATTAAGATATTCTCTTAACTGGCTCTGAACCCAGTCATTAGAAGTCTCGTCAAACATCATCTTGTCTGTAAGCCTGTCCGCAAGACACATATAACCCTCATCTGTAATATCAAGTATCTTCCAGTTGAGCCCTGCAAGTTTAAAGGCCTCTCCGACCTTTAACCCAGTAAAACGCTTTCTTGCCTTAGCTTTAACATTACCTTCAAGAGCAGCTACCTTATTGCTTAATTCGGTTATCTGCTCCTGTAACATCTTCATTGTTCATGTAGCCATAATTGTCATTCTCCTCTCGAGACAAAGATATTAGATTTCAAGATACAAACTGGGCGAACACTGTTGAAGACGTCATGACTGAGATCGCTGAAATCGCCAGATGAATAAACAGCGGCTATTGCGTACGTCCAACCTCTTTCAGCCGTAGACCAAGGCGTACAAGTCCACCACCAATCGTCTAATTTCTTATTAACAAGTAAATCATTGTACTGTCTTGCTTCATCAAATGTGATAGGTCTTACCTTGCAAGTGCAAAGTTTAAACTCATGCTGCATATCAACCGAAGTTAAATCAACAATATGCTCAACAAGATTGTCTGCTCCCAATTCAGCTTCAATAATAGGCTGTATTTCGTTCTCAATGACTTTCTTAAGGTTGGATTTGTTGTAATCTCTTGTATCTTCGTCAAAAACAGCATTCTCCGCCATGAAGCCCTTAGATATTACCTTTGTAGCTCCATTCTTCTGTTCAAGCACGATAAAATCATACTTCCCAATCTTGAATACCTCGCCCGGTTTAAGCTCCGATAACTGTACCTTGTTAGCTTTTTCAGCTTCTTCTAACTGCTTGACAAGTTCTCTTGCCATATCTAACGCCTTACTCATTCTTGCTCCTCACTTTCTTCAAACTTTTTTAATTGCTCCGCTAATTTCTTGCACTCATCCGCAACATATTCTTTGGTGCGGATAGCATCATTAATCGGATATTTACTTTCAACCATTTTTCGTAGTTGATACTCTTTTCTATGGCTCGGAAACTTCTGCATCGCATAATCCAAATCCGACTTATCTCCTGCATGCCCGCAATCAAATCCGAACCACCACAAATCACTCTCGATTGGATAACTTGAATGCTCTCCACCGCCTGCATATGTAATACCGCCGTGGCATTGAAAATATGCTTCAATTCGTATTCTTTCGTCTTCATCAAGGCAAGCTCCAAGTAAGGGGAGTATTCCGCTTACCTCTCTGTCGCCAATATCAGACTTTTTGATTTCCAAATAGTCATTATAGTCTTTCCCAAAAAGTGGATGATTGCTTGGAATACCGACATATCCGCATCTGTGACCCATGTTTCCAAATGTGACTACACAAGTATATCCTGTATGCTCAAAAACCCTCTCAATGATGTATCTATCATTTTCAGTCTTATAAACAGGCTCCTCATATTTCTTCACAATCGACAGCTTGTCAGCACCGTAAGCCTCCACCCATGCCATATTTACTTCGCCGGCAGCAATCAACTTTGCACCTTTTTCGGTTACAACTGTGTCCCCGACTTTTACGGAATCCACGGTCTTATATGTGTAACTGCGTGTGCTGTTTGGGTATTTTGCTTTTATGTAGTTCATTCTGATACCTCGCTTCCTTTATCTGCATCCTTGCAGTTCTGCTCAACATATTTTTCCAACATATTCAAGCATTTTTCAGCACAACCTTCTTCTCGTTTAGCTTCGCAAGAGGATATCATAATGTAGTTATCCTTGAAGAACTGTAATGCTTTTCTAGCACCTACTTTCTTACTCATTCTGATGCCTCACTTTCTAACAACGATTTTTCTTTTTCAAATTCTTTTCTGTCACAAATAATAAATCCGCCTACATAAAAATCGGGGTTTATTAAAAAATTTGTGATAACTTCGTTTGGCATTGCGATTGTCACACTTCCCCAACCATTTTTACCGCTACAAGCCGATTTTATATTTGATAATGGTGAAAGCATTAACTCTTTGTTATTTTTCTGCACCATACGTTCAAAGATTCCAAGGTCTCCAATTTTATCCATTCTACACATCCCCCATAATCTCTAATTTCTCGCTATCATTAACAATCAGCATAATCAACTGACTATCAACCATTTCAGAAACTTTCTTCTGATTATCTGTACTAAGGCTTTCAGAATCATCTAAGATAATAGGCACTGATATGCCGCTAATCTTCTGAATAGAATTGCAAATATCAACTCTGCCTAAAATCCGGTTACCCTTATTAGACATAGTTGTTAAGATACTCTTTCCGTCAACAGTAGGTATGCAACAACTCTTGTAATTGCCGTTCTTGGCATATTCAAATAACTGCCACTTAACTAACCCAAAATGACTGTTTACTGCTTCTGTCAAAGCTTCGTTCTTTGCCTTATCCAGTTCATCAAGTAAATCAAGAATTTTCTCGGCATTAGTCTTGCTCTGCTCCATATCTCTCTGCCGGTTGCGTAGCTCCTCCAAGCGTTCCTCTTCCATTGCGGTATTGCTTGCCGCAATCTTAGCTTCGCAATCAGACAACTGCTGCCTAAGCTCGCTTTCCTGTGCCTTTAATTCTGCCTTAACCGCCAAAATATTGTTAGCCTTGTGCATAGCCTGTTCTTTTTCGGCTATCTGCTGTTCAAGTGCCTTGTATTCCTCAGTGGTTGACACATCAATTTCCTGCGGCAACTCCGATAACTGCTCTGTAAGGACTTCAATAGCCGTATTCAGCATCCCAAGGCTTTCCTTGTGCTCTGGCAACTCTGCTTCGAGGTCTGCAAGTGTTTTCTTCTCCTTGCTTAATCTGTCTGCGTAAAGGTTTCCGTTATCGGTGATAGCCTTTAGCGTGTCAGCCTTGTGTTTCTTGAAGTCGGCTCTTAACTGCTCTTTTTTATCCTCTCTGTATTCATTGCCGCAATAAGGGCAGATAAGGCTGTTCTCATCAAACTGGCGGTTGTTCTCCTCAGTCCACTTCTTGCGTTCTGCGTTGAGGTAGTCAGTTATACTCTCAATGGTTTTCTTGGACAGTTCAATGCATTTTTCCGTCTCACTGATAGTTTTTTCTACCTGCCTAACAAGAAACTGCTTATCAGAAATCTTGTCCTCAATCTCTCTTCTAGCCTTAATATTGCCCTCGTTAGCCTTGCGTGATAAGTCTCCCTGCTTAAACTTCAAATCAAGAATATCTGAACTAGCCTTGTCATATTCAGCCATCAGCTTGTCATTGTCGGTCTGCTTTGCTATGCAGTCCTCAATCTGTTCTTTGAGGCTGTTCTTCTGTAATTCAAGGTCAGATATTTCAATAGCCTGTTTAAGCTGCACATCACGCTCTTTCTCTTCAATCTGCCCTTTCAGCTTTTTGGCATTATCATCAACATCTTTTTTAATCTTGTTTTTCATGGCACGTATTTCTTCGCATGTGTATTTTTCAAGAAACGGAACTAATTCGGCAAGTTCGCTTTTAGACTTTGCCATATCCAAGTCACTTGTCTTATCAACCAAGCTAAAAAGATACTCTCTCATTTCTTTAGGTTTCTGATTAAGGAATACATTGATATTGCTACACATCTTAAGCGTAGCAATGTTGACATCAAGATATTCATTGAATGCCTTTAATGTTTTCGATACTTCGTTGATATAATAAGAGTTAGGGTCATTTACTGTTGTTACCACTACTCCGTCTTTGACCGTTTCTCCGTATATACGCTTCTGAACCTTTCTCAATGTAACTTCCTTGCCATCGACATCAAGCATAAGTGTTACCGAAACATCCATATCATCAACCGACTTACCATCAACGACACGTCTTACCTGTGGGTTATCCCTAAGCTCATAATCGCAGTTGAACAATACCCAGTTAAAAGCTGTGACGATGCTCGACTTTCCCTTGCCATTCTCGGCAAGTATCTTCGTCAAGTGAAAGAAGTTGAACTCTGTGTCTACATAACACATGAAGTTTTCTAATCTCATTCCCAGTAGCTTAATCTTCATCCTTTTGTTCCTCCTCGCTCACGGCTCCTATAATCTTGCCGTCCTCAATAATTACCCTCATTTTCTCCGCTTTGCATACAATAGCCAGCTCTCTTGCCGCTAAAGCGTTTAAATCTGTAATAACCATCCGTTTTACCTCCCTTGCTTACACTCCGTTATTTCAGTTATTGTCTTCTATTTCCCAACCATTAGGTGTAAAGTAGACATTCTGATAATACTTGCAAGCTTTTTCAATCTCATATATATTCGTGAAGTTTCTCCACGCTTTCTTGAACATTGCTTTGTTAAGCTTTAAGAAACCTTCCACCTGTTCATGTGGTGGATATGAAAACATCACAATCCCTTGTATAACATCGAATGATGCCATAATATAAGCTTTCAAAAGTCTGTGATTAGGGTTGCTTCTTTGTCCTTTCATAAGCTCTAAATATAAGTAGTCTGATAATGGCATCCGAAAGTAGCCGGCGTACCATCTACTTTCTGCTTTTCTTACCGCATCATGAATGTCACGGTTCTGGAAGGTTATATTAACCTTCACTCCTGGTATTAAACCTAAATTCATTTCTTATCCTCACTCTCCAATCTTCCCAAACTCCGAATTTCATAGCATCCTCATGTTGTCAACTGTTGTCTGCACCTGCTCAATCTGCTGTGCCTGTCGCTTCTGTTCAAGCTCCGCCTTGTTCATGCTCTCAACAAGCATGTTCATAAGCTGCAACTGTGGTGATAACTGTGAGCGGTCAATAGCGGTCTGCTTAACTTTCTCCTCAATCGTTGTAAAATATTCCCTTGCCTGTTCTGCTTTCTCGCCGTTACCCTTGACAGATAACTTCTTAGCGAAGTGAGCTGTGAGCCTGTAATCTGTCGTAGCCTGTCCACCCCATTCCCCATTAATGGTGAATGCCCAATAATCAACATTTTCCTCTGCAAACTCGTTCTCGGTAATATTTGACTTACACCACCTTGCATAATGCTGTGGCGCAAGCTCTAAAAACTCATAAAGCTTTCTCGCCGTTGTCATGCCCTCGCTGTCAATGTCAAGGGCAATCTCAATCGGCGTTCTTGTTTCTACTGTCTTAACTTCAAGCAATTTCCCTTTTCTCCTTTCCGTGTTATAATCTCCTTATCATTTCATAAGGAGGTGAAGCTATGTCCGATGATACATCACAGGCACTCAACACATACGATATTGCCGAAAAGGCATATATGTGTGTATGCAATGCGGTAATGATACCGAAAAAGGAATAATTACCGTAAAGCAAGGTGAGCAAATGCCTGAATGTAAAGAATGTGGTTATACTACTTGGCTTAAAATAAGCTAGGGTTTTTAAACACATTCTTTTCCTCTGCGAGCGTTTGGTCTGTAACCGCCAAGTTATCATCAACCAAATGCTCTATGAGGAAGGTTCTTCTTATTACCCGCCCTTCTTTGCCAATTTGCGAAATATGTAAATACTTCTTGCCCTCAAACTGGTACGGAATAACAAAAATACTCTGTAAGAACTTTACTTTCACAAAATGGCGGTTAAAAAAACGTCTTAATGCTTTCCTCACCGTTTACTCCTTTCTGCCGTTTTCGCTTTTCTCTGCCTCTCTGGCTATTGCCATTCCCTCGGCTACACCAAGAATGTAATTCTTCTTGTTATCATCAAGCTTAGGGATTGTGTCGGACAGCTTACGAATAATCTCTTTTTCCTGCTCACTCATTTAATTCACCTCCCTTCATACTGTCAAATACGCTAACTGATTGACTATTGCCAATCGGTCTTTACAATTCTTGTAAATCTCTTTATAATGGAGCTGTTGGCTGATACCTTCTTCAACTACTTTCAATATGATATTTTCTGTGACGGATAAGTTCATCAGTTGTTTAGCGGTTGCGGTATCTCTATCAGCCGCACCGACAGTTTTGTTTGCCAGTTTTGAATATGTCATATACAGCATATCAGCGTGTTCGCTTCCCTGCTGTTTGGCATATTCAACTAACTGCTTCAATACATCTGTTTCAGCTTTTCTTGACAGCTTACCGACTGTTCTTGTTTCAATCCAAGACTGCGACTGTTTTTCTCTAATGTAATTCTCCATCTGATTAAAAGCGTTTATGTATTTAAGTTTCCAATCTAACGCTTCTTTCCCTGTGAAACCCATACAAAGCAACGAAAAACCGTCCCTATTCATTTCAAAACATCTGTAGATTTTTCCGCGGCTATTTTTGTATGTAGTTTCTTTAAACATTTCACTCCTCAATTTTGAGGAGTCAGTTTTATTTTCGCTCCACCATTTTGAGGAGTCAGATATTAGCTTATCAATATCTCTTAAAACCAAATCATGTCTTTTACCAAACTTTTCAGCAACCTCCAAACTGTTGCATACAGCTTCATCATGCTCTAAATGTACAAGTTCGTTCACGTTCTCACCTCTTTTCTGTTGATTGTAAAACAATTATATGTCATTAAAAAACATTTGTCAACATATTTTTGTTGATTTTTTCAACAAGGCGTGATAATATAAATTTGCAGGAAGGAGGTGTGAAAATAAATGAATGAGCGTATTAGGAAGATAAGAAATGCTCTGAATTTGACGCAACAAGAATTTGCTGACAAAATAAAAGTGAAAAGAAACACTGTTGCAACATACGAAATGGGTAGAAGTATTCCTAGTGATTCAGCTATAGCATTGATATGTAAAGAATTTAATGTCAATGAAGAATGGCTTCGGAATGGCATCGGGGAAATGTTCAAATCAAGAACCAAAGAGCAGGAAATCGGAGCTTTTGTCACTGAGACGATGGCTTTAAAAGATGACAATTTCCAGAAAAAATTTGTATCAGCCTTAACAAGGCTAACCGTCAAAGACTGGGAAAATCTTGCTGAAATAGCAAAGAAACTGTTAGATGAGTAAAAGAGGAGAGGGTTATTCCCTCTCCTTTGTCATTCCTTGAATAAATTTTAGGATATGCTCCAATATCCACAAATCATCCGTTTTATTAATTAAGGCAATTATTTTTCTTCGGTAGTAATTCACATCTTTTTTCATGTTTTGCATTTCCCCTTTACAACCACACGTTTTCCAGTAGCGATGTCCCAATTATAGAACATTTGTTCGCTAATGTCAACAACCAATAACCCCCACTTGCAAGGAACAATGCCAACGCCAATCAACACTGCCCCTTGCTTGCCAAAGCTTGAACCTGTCCTTATCGGACAAGTCCATAATAGCACTTTGTTGTATTGAAATCTGAACAATCGGTAACCAAAATCCGACAAAAAAACACAGAATACGGAGGTTTTGCCACGGATAAGCCAAGTGTTTGCACTGATAAACATTACAGTTACATAAGTGAGGAGCATACGTGAACTATCTTTGAGAAGTATGTGGCTACGGTGTGATGCCGTAGCCATGTAAATAATAATTTATCAGGATTAATTGTATCGGATATTCACGAAGTTCCGATGTCCAAGGCTTTAACGTCGCAATACACTTGTTATATCAATAGTTATGAACGTATATCTATTAACACTATACACGTTACACTCGCCCTATATTATGATATAGAATGTCCCATCGGAACAGATATTGCTTACTTGCCACAACATATAACCAAAAAAATTCCATGTATGATTAGACTTAATGATAATTGGATGCCAGCTTACTGTCTGGTGAATCAAGGAATAATCACACAAGATTGGTCTGATCATTGTACTGGAATATGTATTGATACATTAATTGTGGATACCCCCTGATTGTCAACATTATCCTACTACATTGCTAATATTCTGCAACAATAACCAAGCCAATATTACCTTTATCCTCACTCCAGTCGAATGCAAAACTTGAATCGCTAAGTATTTTCTTGGGGAGCAATATATCCCCCGTATTAGTTAGCACAAAAGCTATGTATTGTGTAGTATCAATACTGTTAAATTCAGCTACCTCGTTACCATCTGTACGCCTTTTGGTTTGAAAACGCATTTGAGCAAGTCTGGAACGGGCTAAATTATTATTTACCTCATTAATTGCATCCGCATTTGCCTTAACACCGCCCTCAATATTATTAAATTTATCTGGCGTAAGCTCCTCGCCGTACCCCCATGTATGCTGATTATATTCTACTGCCATAGTTTATACCTCGCTTTCTTTCTTCTCTGTTGCCTTATCAACGGCATTTTTCTTGAGCTGTTCAGCCTTTTTCAGTTCAGACGCCTCGCGGACAACCATCTCATCTGCGTCCTTCTCTGCCTGCGCTGTTAAATCCCGCAGAACCAGAAGTTTAACCTCCGGTTCTATCGGTGACTGCTTAATGTATGAACTTAATGAATTTCGAAACATCCTGATATTGTAATTTCCCATTGCTCCTCCTTGTAATTTAAAATCCCATAATTTCAGACCATGATTTAAAATGTTCTGTTCCTACATTATCTGTCCACCATACCCCTGCTGGGTTCATTTTTACTCTTCCTCCAAGACGCAGAAAACCCCATTTATCAACCTGAAAATCCGGCTCAGTCAATGTACCACTGCCTATTACCCACATTCCTTCTGAATTTAACACTGTATTCCACCCACCGGAATCATTGGCAAACGCAACCGCGCTACCTGTTATAGTGCAGCTTTCGATTTTCAGTGCCCTGATTGTTCCAGTGCTAATATTATCGGCATTAATGATGGTCTGTCCGCTTTCTTTTAAAGAAGAAATTGTAACCAAGCCTTGCAAGTCAAGCTTGCTGGATGCTATTTTGACTTGCTCGGCACTTGCATTGATTTCTGTTATCAGTTCTTTCTTTTCGACTTTTGCGTTCAGCCCTTCTGCTGTGGCATTCAATGTGACCTTCATATCATCCACAGTTTCTTTTGTCGCATAGTTCTTACTGATTTCAATTTTAATGCCTTCTGCGCTTTCGGCTATCGCGGCATTCATCTGTGTAGTGGTTGAATAGTCATTAAGGGCTTTCTGTGTTGCGTAAGTTTTGCTGAACTCTCTCGATAAACCATCAATGGAGAACTTAATGCTTGCCTGCGCATCAACTTTTGTGATGTAGTCCGCTCCAACCTTTGTCTCAAACTTTGACAGGTCAGCAGATATGCCATCAACCGTCACTTTGTATTCGGCGAGCTTCTTGTTGACCCATGAAAACTCAGTATCGCCAACATCGGAGAATTCCCACGTATCGCCATTCTTGATGAATCTATATGTCTTGCCGGCAATCTCGTCATATACAAGTGCTCTGTTGTGCTTCTTATAGCTTGCATCTGAATAAGTAAACCGCAATCCTTGCGTAAGCTTATCACCAACCACCGGTCCTGCTGTCCAGTTATATGCAGGATAATTTAGCAAGGTTGGTGTTCCCTGTATGGTGTAGACCTCATTTGCGCCGTCAAGTGCTTTATTCACTTCACTTATCTGTGCGGTAAGCCCTTCTGCTGTCCTGTTAAACTCTGCGCTCAATGTGTTGACGTAATCCCTAGTGGTGTATGTCTTAGATATATCTTCCTTGATTCCGTCTGCTGTGGTAGACACAAGTGCCTTGGCATCAATCTGTGTGATATAATCATTCGTTACCTTGGTTGACAACTGCTCAACGCTCTGAGTAATCCCCTGTGCAGTTACGTTTAAGTCTGCTATCTGCTTTTGAATCACTGAATATTCAGTGTCAGCTATCGGTTCCCACGTCCACACATTATCTTTTTTGATAAAACGATAAGTCGTTATGCTATCCTCATCGAAAAATAAAGTTCGCTGATGTTTACGATACACTTCGTCCGAATAAGTGAACTTTGTGCCCTCAACAAGTATATCGCCAACCTTGGGACCGGCTACCCAGTTGTATGCCGGGTAATTATAAAGTGTTGGTACTCCGTGACCGTTGATGACGGTTATCTCGCCATCTATCTGCGATTGCAAACTCTGTATCTTTACATCCAGTTCCGATGCGGTCTGTGTTATCTCATTCTTTAATCCGGCTTCAACATTCGATATTTCCGCTTTGTTCTGGTCTACATCACGGATTAGTCGGTTTACCCTGCCTTTAAGCTGCGTAATTGACTTATTAGAGCTGTTTATTTGTGTGGTGCGTAATTGTTCGCCCTGCGCCGCAAAGTTGTCTGTAAGGGCTTGTACGCCTTTCAGGGAGCGTTCTAAGACATAAGTGGTTAGTTCTGCATACTTAGTTGACAGTTTAATTGCGTCGCCGACTTCAATACATGGGTTTCCTGCGCTTGATATTTCCGCCGGGCGATATGTGATGCCCTTAATGCGATTGAAGACATTAGTTGCAATAGCCTTTAGTTGTGCCGCATCCTTGCCATACACAAGGAAGTTATTCTCAATCACATAGGTATTACTGCCTGTGCCAACAATCGAACCTATATCATCCTCATCCTGTCTTATCTGCAACTTGTCAATCTGCGACACCATATAGTCTTGATAATCAGCACTGATATAATGATTTTTGCTGATAGTTATTGGTGATGTGCTTTCGAGATATGTGAACTCAAACTGCCCTGTACGTCCTACTCGCCCTAAACAACCATTAATCTCACATATTGCATTAAGCACTTGACTACCACTCAATTCATCCGCATCAACAGTTCTGCTTGTTGTCATATCATCGTTAGCAAGCGTTATGTCTTTTTGTGTAATGCCAAAATGGCTGAAAAAACTATCCCGGAATTGCTTTAATGTTACATAAGTTTCTGTGTTTGGCAATATTCCGTTATACCAACCGACGACATCAGCGTTAATTACATCATATAACGCATCGTAGGCTTCAATTTCGCGTTTCGTTCTATCGGCTGTCGGTTTATCTGAGACTACCTTGTAACGTCCGAATATGAATGGATTAGAGCTATTGCCGTTGAGAACCATCTTAACGGTTATCCACTTATCCTTTAGTGATGTAAACACGTTTGATATTGTAAACTTGACCACTGCCGCTTCGCACGCTCCGAATGTCAACTCGCTCTCAGAACACAGACTCTCCGTCAACTCAAAACTCTCTTGATGCAGCTCCATGTTGGTAATCGTCACGGAGCCGTCATCTGTTGTAATAATGAGCTGTTTATCTACGTTAGGAGCGTAAAACAAATCTTGCAAGCTGTAATCAACCATCGTATACACCCCCAATAAATGACATTCTGAATGAGCTGTAATGTATCTCGCCGCCGTATGTGCCGTATATCTGTGGCTGGAAGTCGGCAAGATAGCCTTTCTGCGTCACATAATCGTTGTATTCGGGAATATAGGCGGTAATGATACATTCTCTGCCTCTTGCACTTGTATAGTTATTGCGGATATTAGACATAAGTTCTTCCAGTTCACTACTTGTCAGCATGGCACGCACGTCAAACTCAATCTTCACCGCTTTAAGCTCAGCCGCATTGCGGTGTAAATAACCGTTAGCGTCCGTGTAATCGTCTATGTCCTGCATATTCACATAAGGCTTATATGTGTCAGCTTTGATGAATTTCTGTGGGACGATATATTCTCCCACCTTAACTAAAAAACCGCCGTATGCCACCTTTACCGCCTTTCTAGGGCATAATAAAAGCACCCACTATATAAGTGAGTGCCTGTTGCCACCGTCTTAATGTATTAAGGGTATATCTGCACGCCCTTGGTTCCGTCAATTATAATTCCGTTCCTCAGCTTAGCGACCATCTTCGCTCCGGTATACTTCGTGTATGCCCCTACCTGTTTGCCGTTGACCTGAACTTTGAAACGGTTCGGAATAGTGTTTTTGCTATAATCTTCTTTCACAGTCGCATTATTGGTCGGATAAATCTGTTTGCTGTTCGTGCCATCAACCACAATACCACCTATTCTTTTTGCATGACTGCAAGCTCCTGCATACTTGGTGTACGCTCCTTTCTGCACGCCATTAAGCATGACCTTGAAGCGGTTCTGAATGGTATTTTTAGTGTAATCCTCGTCACTTGCAATCTGATTAGGTAAATCAGCGTTGATGTACGGTGTCGGGTCTACCCAGTCGAACTTAGAAGTGTTCATAAAAGAATTAGCTCCCCAGAAATCACCAGCGTTGACAGTGTAAGGCTTTTTGTACTTGCGAACTTCAAAGTGAAGATGAATACCTGTTGAATGACCTGTGTTGCCGACAACACCAATCACATCACCACGCTTAACCACATCGCCTGTCTTAACCCTAAGCTCTCTCATATGTCCGTAGCCAGTCACATAGTTGTCATTGTGTAATATCCACACCGCATTGCCATAGCCGTCTCCGTTGCCGGCATAAAGCACTGTGCCGTCCGAATGAGCCACAATACTGCTTGGAATGTATCTGTTGTCCTTCTGCGGCACAAGGTCAACTCCTTGCGCATAACCGCCATTCTTGACAGCTTCAACGTGTCGTGTGTAGGTCTGCGTCACAGCATAGCCTTGAACCGCAAATACTCTGTTACCGATATTCATAGTCTTATTCCTCCATGTGTCTAATTTTATTTAATAAAAAAGACAGCCCACACGGACTGCCCTTTATATTATCTATATAATTTACTGTATTTATTAATATATATATTTATATATAATATATATACATATTAATCTTATCTATACTATACTTATCTTATCTAATCTAGGTTACGCTTTGTTTACAGAATGTATACAGATTTTAGTATAGTAAATCGTAAAAGTGGATTTTAATTATTTTTCGTGTTACAATCTCCGTTGAGAGGAGGTGTATTATGTACAAAAGAGTATATGGTTTTTGCCCGACCCAAAACAAGGACTATTCGATTAGAGTTAATTACATCAACGCTTCAACAACTGAACGCTTTGAGTATGCCAAAGGTATTGCAAGTTGCGATTATACTAGCTGTGGCAATGATTGTGATTTACCTCAATGTCCTATTGCTTCAAATGCTCCTGAAAGCATTTCGGGCTAAAACTGTGGGGTAGTTATCAGCTACCCCTTTATACTCACATCAATCTCACCGACACCCTTCTGCATCAATAGCATTTGTCCGTCAACGGTTAAATCAAATGCGTTGAGGTCTAGTGTTAATGTTGGTGCTTTACCTGCTGCATGTTCTAACTTATAGTTCCTTACACCATTGAGCTTCTTGCCATCAATGAATATCTGTGAAAAAGCTCCGTCTGTTTTGATTTCAATTCTTGAATTTTCCATCGCTTATGCTCCTTTCATCAAACAATACATTTTAAAAGTACGTTTAACGTACATACCTTTGCAATGCTTAAAAGGGACAAATTGTCCCATTAAAAATTGCTTACAAAAAACAGCACCCCATTTCTAGGGTGCTGTCTGTTCATTTATTTTCTTCCTCAATTACTTTAATCAAGTCATTCAACCACCATGTAGCCATTGCTGATAATTGAGGGAAATAGTCCACAACATCAAGTGGGTACTGCGGTGCATGTCCTGTTTCTTCCTCGTATATCTTCTTTGCCGCATCTAGGTCGTATTCTTCGCCTATACGCTTTAAAAGCCTATGGCAAACGTATGAAAGCTTGCAATTCGTCTTGTACGCTACCCATTCAAGGTTGCTTCTGTTGCGGATATACCAACTCTTGACCTTAGGCACCAGCGTATTGCTTGTGTTGTACTTGGTGTCCTCAACCTGCACCGGTGCAACCGCCGTCTGCGGCTGTGTCTTAGCCTTGAAGTAACCGCTTATCAACTCGTCCTGCACTTTCCAAGACAAATCATCCGTAAAGGCTTTTACCAACATCAGATAGCCACGCTCTGTCAATACTGTTATACCTCTGCTTGGTACAACGATATTTCTAATGTCCGTTAAACGGACATTAGCATTTTCTGTTCCTAATTGAAGCATAAAATAATGCTTATCTACCTCAAATCTGCTCCTGTTTCTGTTGAAAGTCTTTCTCGCCGTTCCGCTTGGTCTCTGATGCACTGTGTCAATATCCTTGAATGTGACAACTCTCTGTCCGTTGTACTCACGGATTGCCAGCTCTGTTCCCTCAATCTTTACAAGCTCTGCCATATCAGTCACCCCACTTTTCTAAGAATAATCTCACAAAAGTTGCGAGGTATTCAAGCGTTCCGCAGCTTGTTATGCTGTCAATCATCTTGTGGAGTAATGCTCTATTATCTTCCATTATGCAACACCTGCCTTTTCTTTTGAGGTAAGTTCATAGCCACCCATGACACGCTCTACGCTCTTGTCATTCGTAGCGGCGGCGAAAATTGCGATATTGTCTAAGTACTTCTCGTTATCGCAATCCAAGATAACCTGCATAATGATTTTTCTCAACTGCTCCTTCCTGCACTCGCAAAGCAGTCTCATGTTTTCCTCGTCTGCCTTGTCAAATTCTTCTCTCCAGTTAATTCTTGCCATATCATACCATTCCTTTCTGTTAAAAACCTCTTGATTTCTCCGCAAAGGAATGATAGAATATGCTTATCAATTCCTTTACGGAGTTGTGTCTTGAGTAGTCACAAGTCGGTCAAAACTTATAGTGACTACTCTTTTTGTTTCTCTAATTCTTTTTCCACCAAACCGATACCTTTCATAATTGCATCTGTTCTTGTAACCCTCAACTCATCTGCACAACTTTGTATTCTTTGTGCTTCATCCTTAGTAATTCGGATATTAAGGTTTACATTTCTTGGGTTTTCCTTTGGCGGTCTGCCTGCTGGACTGATAAAATCATCTCCTTTCAATTATTGCCCTTGCAATATTTATGTTATAATAATAACTGCCATTGCAATAATTGTCAAGCATTATTTTAAAATTTTTCAAACAAAAAGGAGCTTTTCAGCTCCTTTTTGTTTATCTTCTTCCGTCTAAATAAAACTCTACTCGGTCAAAAGCTTTATAACAACTCAACTGTTTTGAAATCGTGTCGCCTGGTTTTATCTCGTAATCATCATCTGTAAAATAGCTGTAATCCCAATCAGCAAAGTTGTTTCCGTTAAAAAACAAAACATAGCCTTCGACAAATTCTGCCGCTTTATCACCATTATTAGTTACTTCATATATCACACCATCCTTTATAATTGACTCTGTATAGGATAAGTCCTCTATAACCGAGTCATACCAACCATCCGTTTTGGTTGTTATCTTGGTATCGTAAGAAGATATTTCCGAGCTAGTTTCAAAAGCTTCTGTAATCACCGAAGTACATTCGGAACCAAGTGCATCAAATTCAGAATTAGCAACGCTAAGTATTGAGCCATCTTCCGCATAAGCTTTTGAACTTGTTTTAACATTAAGAGTTTTGTTTGTATTATTCTTAATGACTAAAAAATGATATGTGTACCAACCGATGCCATCAGCAAGTGTATATTCGGCAAGTATTTCAATATCCTCGTTTTGTTGCGTTGTAGTTACAATATTTGTTGTGGTTTCCTGTACGTTTTCCATGTCAGATGTTTCTACGCCTTTATTGCTTAAAGCAAATTCCGAAAAAACATTTAATACGTCATTATAGCAATTTACATTATCTTCCAATGTCATGTCTATGTTTTGATTAAGCCAATCAGGTAAAGCCAAAATCGTGTTTCCATTCTTGTCTGTACTGCTTATTGATGTAAGTTCTCCGTCAGCCTGAGTGTATGAAACAGAACCGCTATCGGTGTCCACAATTACCAACGCATCGGTGTTTTCCATTCCTTTAATAACATTAATGATTGCAAGATACATGATAGTTGCTTTATCCGTACTATCAGCCTTGGCATTAATAAGAAACTTTATCTTATTATCTACTATCATTGTAATATCAACATTGCCATTTGTAATGTCTTTCTCAAAACTGTAATATTCTTCTTCACCCTCGTAATCATCAGACGACTCAACTTCGATTGTCGTTTCTGCAACAGTAGTTGTTTCTGGAATTTTCTCGGTTGTGGTTTCTGTTGGTATAGTTGTCTCTGCATTGTCCTGAGGACTATTGCAACCGCAAAGCAACAAAATAACAGACAAACAAAATATTGTAAATTTTATTTTTTTCATCAGTTCGCCTCCATTTAATCAAATATCATTCCGCATGAATTACACATAAATCTATCTTTTGTAACAACCCGTTCTTGCCTAACAACTTTTTCCTTCTTGTTTGCCAAAGTAAAAGGTTTAAACGGATTGAGATTTACTGTATACTTTGTTTTAGTTTCTTGTGGTATGATATTTTGTTCTTTATAATGCGAACAATTTTCGCTATGGCATCTAGGACAATATACTTCTTGCTTATTTCCAAGAAAAGTATATCTATAAATACCATGAAATTCTTTTTGAGGCGGTTGCTGTGGTTTTTCTTTCTCCACTTTCTTTTGTTCGGGAAATCTTCTATCCCAATAATCTTGTACTATTTCTTTTGCTTCTGCAAGCTTGCAACCAAGTTTATCACTCAATCTTGTAGTCATAAGTACCTTTTTGCCATCAGAGCTTTTGTACAATTCATCGAGTAATTCATCGCTTGCCTCCAGCTTCACTTCCTTATTCCATTCACTAGATGGACAACCGCAATTAGGACAGTTTGAAGCTTTTTCGCTTATTTCTTTGCCGCATTCAGGGCATTTAATAAGAGCCATATAACAATACCTCCCATATTTGTGTAGTGACTTAATACTACTACTTTATGGGAGGCATGTCAATTCATGCTACAAGTAATTTTTTGGTCGGATTGGTGATGAAGTTCTTTATATCATCATATCCCCAGCCGCAATTTACAAGACCGCTGACAATCATTTCTATGGACTGAACTTTTGCAAGCTCCTCAGCCGTAAAACAGTCTCTTAAATTAGCCTTTTTGTCAATGCCGTATTCTTCCCTTAACTGCTTTGCTGTTTTGCCGAATATCACCTTATAAATAATGTCGGTATATGTGGAATAAGCGTGTCCGTGCATACGCTCATTCTCATTTGACTGCTGGATAGCCTTAGTGAGTGACTGTCTTACTGCAATGCCCTTTTCACGCTCAATTAGTTTTCCTGTAAGAAGCTGTTCCATCGCATTAAACTGATTGATATAAGCCAGCTTAAACTTCATAGCCTTTTCACCTGTATAGCCCATTACCAAAAGTGTAAAGCCGTCTCGGTTCATAAGGTACATTGGATTTTTCTTGCCGTTTGATGCAACATAATCACTTTCATAGAATAGCCCCGAAAATTCGGTGCTACTAATTTTACTCTGTATAGCTCTTATTTCCTCTATGACATGGTAGTGTTCCTTTTCAAAAGTTTTTGCTACATCAAGACTGCTAACAACAGTTACCTCTTTGCTTTTACCGATTTTTCTTGTTTCTACTAACATAGTATCATTCCTTTCTGTTGATGATTTTTTAAATAGAAAACCCCAGCAAACATAATCTGCTGGGGAACTATTGTTTTAGTTAAATTTAAAATGTATAAGCGTCTCGCCCTGTGCGCCTGAAATAGTCTCTTGCATAATCTCTTGACGCTTTTCCTATATCGTCTTTGCTTATGCCGTATTCCTTTGCAAGAATACGCTGCAACAACTGGTTCTGCTCTCTCAACAGTGCATTAGTTTCTGCATTGTCAACGCTTGTGTTGGAATTGTAATAATTCTGCGTTGTAGTGCTTGGAATAGGGCTAACAGTCGGCGTACTGCTCACATAGTCACTGTACAACTGCTGTGGGTGTACAGCTTCAACAACACCAAAGCCAAAATCCTTTGCCGACAACTGCGTTGCCTCATAAAGGCTCTCCATGCCATCTTTGAAGCCCTCTGTGGTGTAGGCACCAAGCTCAAACATCACCCTTGATGGTGAATGGATGTCAAGTGCTTTCTGCATTGTTGTAGCCACGTTAGCCGCTATCTTGTCAACCTTAGAGTACAGTGTGGTTTCCATAGACGATAAGCCGTTCATAAATCCGTTCATTACTTGGACACCTACACTTGGCATACCAACAGTTACTTTATCAGCAAAAGCAGTACTTGCCATTCCTCCAAGTTTTTTCATTTTATCTGTCACTGCTAAAGTAAGCGCTTTAATGCCTTCCATATACCCTAATATAGAATTTTGACCAATACTATTAAAACCCGATGACGGTTTATCACCTTGCGAACCTTGAGCCTCCATAAAAGTACTAAGGGATAAGTTGGCAAGTCCGGCTACTGGCTTAATAAGCTGTTGAGAATTGCTATTTACACCGCCGATATAACTTGTAACAGCTGATTTACCTACATTTTGCATTTTAGTATTTGCTTCATCCAGCAAACCCATTATTGCATTGTTATTCATGTTTATCAGAGACGTTTTTACAATAGGTTGATATTTTTCGATTGTATCTGTATAGCCACTTACGTCATATCCTGCCATTTCAGCAAAAGCCTTGGTAGTTATATCGGCATTAGCTAATACTGCATTTCCGATAGCATTAGCATTTTTCATAGCCCAACCGCTTACATCATTTTCGGATATGGCAGCATTGTCAAGCCATCTTTCATACAAATGATTGTCTTTGGATATTTCAATGCCAATCTGTTCTTTTCCTTGATTGATTGCGGTAATAGTTGGCTGTACCATATTCTTATTAACACTCTTAACAACATCCTGTATTGGATTCTTGAATAAATCAGCAAATCCCCAGTCTTTTGTCTGTGCCTCTTGGAAAGCTTCAACTCCTGCTTTTTCAACTTGTGACTGTATGTAGTCAAATGTTGTGTTTATCTGTTTGGTAATGTTGCCTCTTTCCTCAGTCCAGTTAGCATCATATATTTCCGTGAGATTACCAATCCAGTCAAGGTATTGCCCTGCTTCTTCCGGAGTAATTTTTCCGCGCTCCAAAGCACGTTGAGTATATATTTTCCATTCATCAGCTTGCCCTATAAGGTTTTGGTAATATTCGTCAACTTCCGCAAGTTTAGCTTGCCCTGCTTCCGTTATTTGTGCGATTGCCTGTGTGGTTTCTTCAACACTTCCAAAATTGATATTTGTTATGTCCTTAAAGCTGTTTTGCAAGTCAACCTGTCGTTTTATGGCTTCACCGCTTAGATAATTCATGTCATCAAGCAAGCCATTAAGTGCGTCAACGTCTGCTTGCGTAGCTTCGCCGCTAAGCATTTTGTCAAAAATCGTATTAGCTTGCGATTCCATATCGCTGTAAATGCCGTTAAATCTAGCATTAAAATTCGACAATATGGTTGTCATTTCACCCACACTAACCCCTAACTTCGTTGCTGTATCTGCGGACATCTTAGCCAAAGCGTCCCATGCCATATCGGAACTAACATGCAAATCATCGCGCAATGCGGAAGCAAGGTCGCCGACTGCTGTACGCATATCTTCTATATCCGTATCAGATATGTTCTTTAAATCTAAGTTGTCAAACTTGAATTTAAGATTTTCAACTTCTTCACTTGCACTTTGTAAGTTTGTATTTACTCTGTCAAGCTCCGTTGCAAAATTAGCCATATCTTCACTTGACGTTCCGGTTGCATTGATAAGGTCGATTACTTGTTGTGCTATATCGCCTATCGGTGTACCTTGACCATCAAATACACTTGTTTGCGTGAATGTGTCAATGCTGTTCTTATAGGCTTGCTCAATAGATATAATAGCTCCTGCCACCGCTGCTAATGCGCCAACAGCAAGCACAACATAGCCGCCTGTGCTTAATGAAGCTATTGCTGTACCAAGTTTACCAACACCATCACCGACACTAACTGGTTTTGCGTTAGATATTTTCAGAATTGCATCGGCAAATTTGCCTAAGCCAGTATTTATACCACTTGCAATAGTGGAATAAGCTTTAAACGCAAGAAGAGCTGTTAACACACCACCTAAAGCACCGCCCAATGTATGCCACACTGGAGCTGGGACTAAATTAAGCGCCTTGAATAATATTTCTACAGCACCACCTAACAAATTGATAGCAGGTGCGCCAATGTCGGATAAGCCCTCGATGAAATCCAAAAAGCCTGAACCTGTGCCAACTGTAAACTTCTTAGCAAAGTCTAAAACGCTATTAAAGCCGTTTTTAAGCTTTTTCCAGTCAATTTTACTGCCCCATGTTTTAAGCGGTTTGAACATGCGCTCAAAAAAGCCTTGCACTTTATCAGCCCATGCCTCGGCTTTATTCTCCATCTTATCAAAAGCATCGTTCCAAACTTTTTCGTATTCTTCCGTAGCCTTAACAATCTCGTCCGTGAGGTCAATCGTATCACCTGTGCCAGCGGAAGTGCCACTTTTATTCTTGCCAGTACTGTTATTATTAAGTTCGTCAAATCCACGAACACCTTTTTGTGCTTTCTTAGCCGCATCTGCCACGTCATCATAGCCGTCTGCCATATCCTCTAAGCCGTCCGTGGTGTCCTTATAGCCATTTTGCCCGAAAGCGTCAAAATCAATCTTGACACCCATAAGCGCCGCAAAGCTCACAAGCATACGCTTAATAGCGATTGTCACACCATTAACAACAGGCATAACCTTTTGAAGGACAGGTATAAAAATCTGCCCTAATACCATGCCTGTCTCTTTAATATTTGTGTTGAATTGCCTAATCATGTTACTTGGGGAATTGATTGTCAATTATGTTATCGTATAGGTTTATAATCCTATACTTCTTATAG